AAATTAAAAAGAGAATATAAAAGAGAGCCAGGGAAATGAATAAAAAATCCGAACGCCAAAAAGGCCGAGAGGATATTTTAAAGAGCCCGATGATGTCGAACTTCGTCAGCTGCGCCTCCATTCTCCACAAAATGCAAGAAAAGCAAGGTTTTTTAGATCATAATACCTGGGACTGCGAAGGTAAGCCAGGGATACCCTGCCGAGCCTTGAAGGCGTTTAACGAGGCGATAAGGGGAATTTGAAAGATGAAAGCCCACTGCGGTGGAAAACTTTGTTCGACGTGTTGGTTTATAGGCTTTAAACAGGCTTTTTGGATATTCAGTATTTCAGGATTTGTTTTAGGTTTTGTGGTTCATTGGTTATTTTTTTAAAAAGGAGAATATTAATGCAAGGCAGGGTTAAATGGTTCAATAATCAAAAGGGGTACGGATTTATTCAAGGGGAGAACAGCAAACAGTATTTTGTGCATTACAAGAGCATCGAAACAGACGGATTTAAGACGTTGTCGGAAAATGATGATGTGGAATTTGAGCCGGGGGAGAATAACAAGGGTCTATTAGCTCAAAATGTCAGAATTTTAAACCAAAATGAAAAAGAGTTGAAAAAACAAAAAAACTAATCTAAGCTTTCTACCAGCCCACCTTATCTCGGGCTTTCTCTGTATGTTTGTGTGTTTGTTTGTATGTGTGAGTGTGTCACAAATCGTGCGGGGAGGCCCTTCACATACAAAATTCAAGACGTTTAACTGTTTTAAATAACCCTAAGAGAATCTCCTTTCTCTTGGGTCTTTTTTTGCCCCTGCTATCAAGCTGTTCATTCCAAAGGTCGTACCAAAAAGGCTACCAAGAAGGATATAGCGCCGCTGACCAGGAATGTATAGAACTCCAACAGAAGATTAAGCCCTACCTCGAAAAACTCGAAACTGATTTAAACTCTTATCGAACCCGCTTAGAAAGCTGTCATAAAGCTCTTATTGAAAAAGATCTTGATCCAACGGGTTTAGAGAGTTGGCAGAAATGAATTTTTTTAAATTGTTTAAATTGACTTATTTTGGATGGTTAGATCATTATTCGTATGTGGCATTAGGCTGGACTTGGAAAGACAAGAGACATGCAATAAGACTTTTAAATACTCGATTTATTTCTGATCTACGGTGGCGGTATAAGTGTTGGTGTAGGAAAAATGAGGCGTTAATTAAAAATGCTTATGAATAAAAGGATTGAATAGCAATATTTTTATGGGACTACCAAAGGGAAGAACAAATAATTTAAACGGAAGGCCGAAAGATGCTTATCGTGCGAAGTTTTTAAGGGTTTTAGAGTCTTCAAATGCTCTTGAAAGGCTCCAGAGGATTATCAAGCAAACGCAGAATGAGGACGTGTTTTTAAAAGCTCTCCAAATTGTTTTGGAGCGAGGGTTAGGAAAGGTTCCACAAGAGGTTATGGGAGAAGGTGGCGGCCCGATCAGCGTCCAGGTTGTGGCCTACAAATGACCACGATAACTCTCCCGATAAATTACAGACCCAGGACGTACCAGTTGCCCTTCCTTAAGGCCATGGACACGGGAGGCTTCAACAGGGGAGTCTGGGTGGCCCACCGGCGGTCTGGAAAGGACATAACTTGTTTAAGCTACATTTCGAAGAAGATGGTCGAGAGAGTTGGGCTTTATTTCTATGTATTTCCAACCTACGCTCAGGCCAAGAAAGTTATTTGGAACGGCATCGACAAAGATGGAAAACCGTTCATGGATCACTTCCCGAAAGAGTTGATGACGGTCAAGAACGATTCGGATATGAGGGTTCAGTACCGGAACGGATCAATTTTTCAGTTGGTCGGATCGGACAACGTGGATTCGATTGTAGGAACTAATCCTGTGGGTGTTGTGTTCAGCGAGTACGCTTTGCAAGATCCCAGGGCGTGGGGTTTTTTGAGGCCGATCCTGGCCGAAAACGGGGGATGGGCTATCTTTGTGGGGACGCCAAGAGGTGAGAATCATCTGTACGACATTTGGGAGCTGGCGAAAGCGGATAAGGATAAATGGTTTTCGCAGATGGATCGGGCTTCAGAAACCAAAGCGATACCTCAAGATGTTCTTGACCAAGAACGCCGGGAGATCAACCGGCTCTACGGCAACGATTCGCTTTATCTGCAAGAGTTTGAATGTGACTTTTCGGTGCCTTTGTTGGGGGCTTACTATGCGGATCAGCTTTCTGAGTCATACCGGTCTGGCCGGATTGGTCATGTACCGCACGAGCCGAGGCTTAAGGTTCATACGGCATGGGACTTAGGGATTAACGATCGGATGGCGATATGGTTCTTTCAGATTCTAGGTGCCGAGATTCGGGTAATTGACTACCTCGAGGACAGCGGGAAAGGGATGAGCCACTACATCCAGAAGATTTTGAAAGAGAAGTGCTACGTTTATGGAAGGCATATCGCTCCGCATGACATTGAGGTGAGGGAGTTGACCAGTGGAATTTCACGTAGGGATACGGCGCAGAACCTTGGAATCGACTTTGAGGTATGCCCGAAGCTCCCCCTGAACGATGGGATAAGCGCGGTTCGAGAGGTTCTGCCTCAATGTTGGTTTGATAAAGAGAAATGCCGGGAAGGATTGAACGCATTAAAGAGCTATCGAAAGACATGGGACGAAACGAGGAAAACATATCTAAATCAACCTTATCACGATTGGGCTTCGAACGGGAGTGATGCTTTCAGATATTTCGCCATAACGCACGATGTTATCAACACGAAATCGGATGACGAGGAGTTAAAGGCGAGGCCGGACAAATACGAGCGAGCACGGCGGCGGATTGCGGAGGATATAGACTATGACCCGATGGCAGTTTAATGGCTGAAAAAACCGAAAAACTAAATAACGATAAAGTTTTAGCTGATTTCTTCGACGCTTATGAGGCGAAAAGGAAGCTGATCGAAGAACAGCGGAAGGATCATCTTTTCTCTTTGGGCAAGCAATGGGATGACGCCGTCGTTGCGACGCTCCGAAAGAAAAAGGTTAAAGCGATCACAGATAATCGAGTGAGAACGAATATCTTTCTTATTACGGGTCTTGAGCGCCAGAACAGGTCTGATTTTAGGGCTTTCCCGGAAGGCGAAGAGGACAGTATAGAGGCCCGGATCGCGACCGCTCTTTTCAAAAATATTATGAAGCAATCGGAAGGCGAATTTAAGTTCTCTGAAGTCTTTGAGGACGGTATTACCGGCGGTGAGTCTTATCTTGAATTGTGGCTTGATTCGACGTTCAACCTTTTAAGTCCGAAACCTCGTTGGAAGAAGCTCAATTTCGATCAGATATTCCCGAAGCCAGGCTGGGCTGAATACGATTTCAGCGACGTTCCCTATATCTACAAATTCACTCCATCTGTTGAAAAGGGCGATCTTCAGACTTTATTCCCCGATAAAAAGAACAAGATCGAGAAGCTAAGAAAAGGGTTACTTGATCCCGGCAAAGCCCTGAAAGCGGTGGGCGTGCATGTACAAGAGCGAGACTATCCCGATAAGAGCAAAGATGGTGTCTTCTTTGAGGGCCAGAAGAAAGGCACGTTTGATTTGCTGGAACGGTATTACAAAAAATGGGTTGAAGGCACGTTTGTATTCGACACGGTGGAAGGCGATCTTCTAGAAGCTTTGCCGAATGATGACGAGGACAAGCGGGACCCGGAGAAGATTGCAAAAGACTTTGTGAAAAGACTCGCCGAGGCAGACCCTCAAAACGCTGATCGATTCCGGATTCATAAACAGTTGGTTCCCCAGATATGGCGCTACGCTATAACCGGCGACCTGGAAGAACCGCTTGAAGATAAACTGGCTTGGTTCTACCCCAAATGGCGTAACTGGCCATTTATTCCTTACTTAGCTCACTGGACTAACATTTCGAATATGTTTCAGGACGGTGACGTCCATCTTGGCGTGCAGGGAATTGTCAGAGGGTCTAAGGATTCTCAGGAAGAGCATAATAAGCGAAAGACTCAATATTTAAGATTCTTGGATTCTACAACCAACTCAGGTTGGTTGACTCAACAGGGCGCCTGGGTAGATCGGAAGAAGGTCGAACAGTTCGGATCAACACCCGGGATCAATTTGGAATATAAAAAAGGATTTGAAAAACCGGATCGAATCTTTCCAATGCCGATAAGTCAAGGTCATGTGTTTTCTTCCCAAGAATCGGCTGAAGCGATTAAGAATCAAACCGGTATTAACGCTGATTTGTTGGCAATGCAAGAAGGAGGACAGTCATCTGGCCGGGCTATCATATTGCGTCAGCGTCAAGGTGTGGTGATGGTTCAGAAGTTGTTCGACAATTTAAGCCGGACCAAGAAGATAGCTGGCAAGTTTCTTCTTTCTCAGTTGTCCGAGATATTTCATCCAAGGGCCGTGAAGAGAATTCTAGGCCCTGATTTCATTAAAAAGAATTTCGGTGAGTTCGTTCAAAATCAACAAACAGGTTCAGTGGGTCAGGAAATGACGGTTGAATCCGAGCGGCGTCTATCTCAATCGATTAATAAGGTTTTAAACGACGTGAATATCGGTAAATACGATGTTGCGGTAGGCGAGTCGATTATGAGCGAAACAATGAAGAAAGCGAAATTTGACGAGATTAAGGAATTCGCGCAACTCTTTCCAGGGTTAATCAATCCAGCGGTCATTATTGAGGAGTCTGATTTACCCGCTTCGATTAAATCGAGGATATTGCAACCGCAGCCTCAATTAGCTCAAGGTCAGGGAGGGCCTGGCAACGGTCAGCGACCGAACGGTCAGCGACCGAACGGCCAACAGAGACAACCGACGGAAGAGAAAATACTAGGAGGATAATTATGCCACGAGGACGACCACGAAAGAAAAAGGAGGACGACAATGCCGAAAGGGATCGGATACAAGAAAAAGAAGCGGAAGAAATAGCAAAACCGGTGGTAACTCCACCGGCAAAGCAAAAAGAGGACCCGGACGAACGTCTAAATCGGTTGAGACAGAAGGAGTTTAAGAAAAAAGAGCCTGTAATTGCAAGCGAAGTTCCGTCGTATGATCCGTTATATCAAAAGCTCTTCGAGGCTCCCGATGGCACACTGATTATTGGTGACAAAGGCGCAGACCGGATATGGTACCGAACCGATAATAAAGGTGGGGGAATGTTCATCAACCCGCGCCGTGAGGTGTTAAGCCCGGATGAGGTCGCTCGGAAACAACTATTGCAAAAGAGGTGATTATGACTACAGAGACTCAAACAGAAACGAAGCCTGGGGAAAATAAGCAGGAGGAGAAAACTTTTGAAATTCCGGTTAAGGAGACTCCGAAAGAACCGGAGAAAATGACCGAGGAGAAAGCGCTAGCGGACGGATGGTCAAATGAAGAGATTGAGCTTGCCAAAGAGACGGGGATGCTTCACGGTCCGAAGGATGAGAAGAAAGAGGAGACTCCGCCTAAAGAAGAACCGAAATCGGAAGTAAAGAAAGAAGAGCCCCATACGGAGATCAAGCCGACGGGTGAGGATTATCTTTTATCGCCTGAAGAAGAAAAGAGACTTGCTGAGGTATTTGACAAGAACCCGGATACTCCTAGGAAGCTCAAGAATGTTACCGCGAATTATTGGGGCCGTAAGCATGCGACAGCGAGGGCTCAGGCCGCAGAGGCGGAGCGAGACCGGCTTTTAAGAGAGCTTGGCGAACAAAAGGAACGGATTGCAAAACTTGAGCAAGGGACAGTTAAGCCCGAAGAACCGACCGAGGAAGATGAAAAACCTTTAACGAAAAAAGAGCTTCGCGATATGTTGAAAACAATGCAAGAGGACGAGACAACGGCGCGAAAGAAACAGCAGGAACAGAGCCAGGTGCAGGAACGTAAAATCAGGGAAGCGTTGACAATTCATGAAAGTCATGCTAAAAACGTTTATCAAGACTTTGAGCAAGTTGTCGGTCTTGGTGAGCGTCTGGTAAGACGTGATCCGAAAACGGGCGAATTTTCAAGTCCCGTGAATATCACGAACATACCGGAACAGGCTCGTAAAAAAGCGTTTGTTTTGCTTAGGCAAATTCAGAGCGCAGCCTTACGGGCGGATGAAATGACGGTCAGTGACTATACGGTTGCGGATATGTCATACGATCTCGGTAAGCTCGCATCCGAGTTTATCAAGGACGAAACACAACCGGCCACAGAGCCGAACACACCTACCGGTCAAACGACCGAACGGACATCCGGGGGCCTCACACCCGAAGAAGAAGAGCGAATCAGAAAAAATCAACATCGAGCTGGTTCCTCCGCTTCAATATCAGGATCAGGAGGCCGTCGGGTTCTATCTATAGATGAGGTCACCTTAGATGATCTCAATGCGATGGATAGCAAGACGTTCGACGCCTTCCAACAGAAATACCCGGACAAAGTAGAAGCCTTAATGCGCGAATAGCGCGTATATAGAGACGATTTAGCATCACCCCTAGATAATTTCTAGGACTCCTACCGGCCTTAGAGCCGAACGGTTGCCAGGGGCCTTACACCTGAAAATGAATCTTATTTTTCAGGGAGGCCATTATGGCAAACACCATCACAATCGATGCCAACAGGCAAGAGCTTTGGTCAAAAAAGCTCATGCAGGACGTCAAGCGCGATGTAATGAACGCAATGCGCTTTGTGGCGACCGAAGAAGACGGAAACGGCGTCGTTCTCCTCAAACGTGACTTAGCGAAACAGAAGGGCGACCTTCAGAACTTTTCGCTTATCGCTCGTTTAAGTGGGGACGGCGTAACCGGCGATGCGGAACTGGAAGGAAATGAAGAGTCCATGTCTTCGTTTAATGAACAGGTCGCTATCGACCAAATCCGTAACGCTGTTCGTTTAACCGGAAAGTTAGACGCGCAGAAAGTGGTTTACGATCAAATCAAATCAGCCCGCGAGAATCTGCGAATCTGGATGAAAGAGTTTCTTATCCGGCAGATTTTCCTGAAGTTAGGCGGTGTGACCAACACGTCCTTGACGGATGTCAACGGCAACGTGGTTGGGACTCGCGCTATCTGGTCTAACACACCAGACTTCATACCTGACGCGGATACAGCGTCGGCCACAGGTTCAGGGAATCGGTATCTCAATGCCGCAGGCCATTCAATGGCGACGGCGGACTCGGGGGATACGATGACCTTAGACCTTATCACTGACGCAGTGACGAAGGCCGAACTTGCCGATCCGATGATCCAAAAGATCGATATGGGCGGCGATTCGTTCTACGTCTGTTATATGCATAACCTTCAGGCTCGCGATATTCGAAAGTCTCCGGACTGGAAAACAGCGCAACAGAATGCGCGTGAACGAGCGGAATCAAACCCGGTCTTTAAAGGAGCGTTAGGTTTTTGGTCTAACTGCCTTCTTTTGAGCAACGAGTTTGTTCCTTGGCTTGATACCTCGGTGGCTGGAAACAGTTTCCGTGGTTCCGGATCGGGCACCGACTTCGGCGTGGACACGGCTCGCGCTCTTCTCTGCGGTCGTCAGGCCGTTGGAATCGCGGAAGCGTCCAACCCGGATGCTCTTGTGGTTGAGCAATTCGACTATAAGAACAAAGACGGTGTTGCGACCAGCTTCATCGGTGGAGTCCAAAAAATCATGTTCAATTCGCTGGAGTTTGGTGTTATTGCCATCGACTCCGCAGCGATTGTTTAAGGAGGCACTATGGCTGCTTTAACTGCAACTCTTGTCGTCTCGCTTGACGCTTCGGCAGGCAACAAGAAATTGAAAATCTTCACAGCGACTCCCCAGGCGAACGGTGACACTGTAGCTCTTGCGACCTGGTTCAGTTCGATAGATTCGGCCATTGCCGTGATATCGGGCGGCCTGGACGCGGCGCTGACGTTTATTCAGGGCGTTGTATCGACTACGACTGTGACATTGACGGAACTTGAACAAGACGGGACGGCAGCCACCGATTGGACGGGAGCGGAAGTGACGCTCTTGGTCATCGGTGAAGATGTCGATATTTAAGGGAGGGGTATTATGGCGGCATTAACTCCGACATTAGTTGTTTCCCTTGACGCCAGCGCCGGGACGAAGAAATTAAAAATCTTCACGGTGACTCCTTCGTCTGAATCCGACGCAGTGGCGTTAGCGACTCATTTCAGTTCGATTGATAAAGCGTTTGCTTTTATCTCGGCTGGAATGGACGCGGCTCTATCGGCTGTTCAACCGACCCATTCCGACACGACGGTCACTTTGGCCCAGAAAGGCGAAGATGGCGAGGACGCGACGAATTGGACCAGCGCATCGATTACGCTTATTGTTATCGGTGAAGACGCAGGCGTTTAAGTTTCTAGAGGGAGCCTCACAAGTAGCTCCGAGCTACCAAGTCCGGTGAAAAGCCGGGCGAATTTTTAGTTCAGAACACACGGAGGCATTTCTATGTGGAAAAAAAGTCTGATTGCTTTAAGTTTGTTTCTCATAGGAGGCTTTGCCTTCGGTGAGAATATTGTTTCAACCGCAATAAATTGGCCTGCCCAGGCCGTTAATACCACTCAAACGATCCAAGTTGAGTCTTACGACCGTTTCAGTATGCAGGCGGTCTATGAAGACGCTTCACCGTCAGCGGATACGGTATCAGACGGCGTAACAGCGTCCGTGACGATCACTCTCCCCGGAACAATGACCAACCTCATTGGAGCGGCGGCCTCAGGGACGGTCAATGTTTTAAGTTCTTCGACCGTATCAGGCGATTCGATTGTTGTTAACGGGCATCAATATACTGAAGGGGTCCATTGGACGGCTGAAACATCAAGTTCTACCTCGGCCTCGAACCTTGCTACCGCCGCGAATATCCATCCAGACGTATCAGCCACGGCATCCGGGTCCACAGTGACCTTAACAGCTCGTTCTTTGGGTCTTGCCGGTAATTCCTATACGTTGACGACGACCGATGCCGTAAACCTTGTTAGATCGGGCGCTAATTTTTCAGGCGGGCTTGACGCGCCGTCGGTCAATGTCAATGGAACGATTTTAACCGAAGACACGGACTTTGATTTCGAGTCTTCAAGTTCAACTTCAGCTACGGATTTAGCCGATGCGATTGGAAACGATGCGACTTTAGGGGCTGTTTTTTCAACCGGAACGTCGGTTAACGTCATCACCCTAACCGCAAAGGCTCCGAGTTCAACCCGTTATTTTGTGAGCGCCTCGACGACTGGAATCACGGTTGGAAATTGGACTTACGGAATCGATGCGGATATCGATATAGACGGAGACGTGATAACTCAAACGGATCACGGTTTCACAACCGGTCTTGGTCTTCTCTTCGCGAATGTGTCGGGGACTGATCCGGGCGGGCTGACGGACCAAACGACTTATTACTCGATCAAACTAAACGAGGATCGATATCAACTGGCTTCCAGCACGACTAACGCGGTGGCCGGGACCGATATCGATATCACAGGCGTAACCGGGAGCGGTTCATTCACCTTGACGCCTCTTGCCTTTGACGCGGGATCGACAGGCTTCACCTGGGAAGTCTCAAACGACGGATCGACCTGGACCGATTTAGCCGGGACAACGGTCAATGGCGTTACGCTTTCGTCTGTGACTTATTCGGCGGATGGTGACTCGGTGTGGGATTTCGGCAGTTTAAATTATCGATACTTAAGAATTAATTTTATCGCGCCTGATGATGGCGGATTGGCTGTTACAGCAACTCTAAACGGCAAACGATAAGGAGGGCCGATTTGAGAAAATATCTTTTTCTCGTTTTAGGTCTTCTTTTCGCCTCGCCTTCTTCAGCTAGGATTACGTCTCTTCTAACTTTACCGGCTGGAGAAGATACCGAAGTCCAGTTTAACGATGACGGTGTTTTCGGGTCCAGCACGACCTTTACCTACCAAAAAAGTCTTTCTTTATTAACTGTCAGTCGAGGATCATTCACCGTTTCAATTAATGTTCCGCATGGAACATCGGCGGATTCGACCTTATGTGATGAGGCGGCGGAAGCGGGGAATATGTTTATCGACACCGATGCGACTAGTGGGAACCAGTTACAGATATGCGAAGGCGCGTCGGGCTGGGCGACAGTAGGCGCCGGGGCTATTTCCGGAGCGGTTTCCACTCGATATGAGTTAGACGGTTCATTTGTGGTCAATTCTGCGACGATGGATGTGATTTCTCCTCTTGTCTTAACGGATTCCAGCGGTGAGGCCCGTCTTTCGCTTGATATCTCTTCTGTGACTCTTTCCGGTCCGCTTTCGGCTGAATCTCCGATTACTTTGACTTCCGGGCTTATTGCTATAGATAAGTCTTCAGCGACGTTATTAGGTCCGACGATTGTCGAGGGCGAGGTTATTTTTAATACCAACGATGGCAGTCGGCATGATCATGTGGCGTCGGACTTAGCCGACCTTAACGCGGGAACGGATATTACCGGAGACCTAGAAGAGGAAACCCATGTTAGTGAGCATGAAGACGGAGGTGGCGATGAATTAGATGTGACTGACCTATCAGGCCAATTGGCGGACAGACAAAAGATTCAAATCAGCACCGAAGGAACTCAGGTCGCCATTTCAAGCGGTATCAACTTAATCGAAGGTTCAAATTTTCAAATTTCCGGTGTTTACAATGAGGCGAATGGCCGGGTCGATATTACCCTTAATTCTATTCCACCTCCGAGCGAGACCGGAATTACGGTCGAAGACGGCGGTTCTGAAATCGTTCAGACTTCAACGATAAACTTCACCGGTAGCCAATTTATTGTAACAGATGACTCAGGCGAGGCGTTGGTGGCGTTAGACCCGTCCTCTGTAACTCTTCTAGGCTCTCAAATCGATTTAT